ACAAGCCACGCATCATTGCCACGGTTCGTAGTGTTCCAGACTGCATGGCTTCGTTTGTCCGTGTAGCTAAGCCAACGGATCTAGACGAGTTTATTCAAAAGTCGGGATTAACTGCACATCTTAAAACATCATACCAAGTATTGCAGGCTGGCTATCAAGCTGATCCAGAGTGTTTTCTATTTGTAGAATACGAAGACCTTCTTTCCGATCCGCGCACACAACTTCAGCGCATCCACGACTTTCTTGGCCTTGATCCGTTTGAGTACGACTTTGATCGTATTGATGGATCTACCGTAAAGGAAGACGACGAGGGCTTGCATGGCGTAGCTGGCCTTCACGACATTAAGCCAAAGCTAGGACGGCAGCACAATCAGTCGCCTCGCGATGTTTTAAAGCACCACTACAGCGAGTTTTGCCAACCTGAGTTTTGGCTTCCTAAACCGCGAACCACGCCGGACATTGATCTTCTTGATTTGCAACTGACAGCTTCGACGATGGGCGATTTCGCCGAGGGTCGACGGATCGCAGAAAAACTGAAGGCGGAACGTCCTACCGACCATCGCGCCGCATACAACCGTGGATGGTACGAACTGCGCGAAGGAAAGATTGAGGAAGGCTACAAACTGCTTCAACGCGGCAGGAAGGTGAAGATTGTTGGTGATGCTCCACCCAAGACTCCGCAACCCGAATGGGATGGCAAGAGCGAGGGGACTGTGTTGCTCCAACTAGAAGGCGGTCTGGGCGATCAGATCCATCAGGTTAGGTACGCTGGCGATCTTAGTAGGCGAGGATGTCGGGTGATTGTTTCGTGCAGCGGCCCTTTGGTCAGCCTCCTGCAAAAGCAGTCCGACGTGGCTGCCGTTGTCCAGCATGGGGCAGAGTACGGTGTTTATCACGACTATTGGATGGCTGGAATGTCTAGCCCTGTCTACCTTGGGCTAAACCGTAGATCCATCCGAGGAGATGCATACATCAACACCGACTTTACTGTTCCTAATAAGAAGCTACGGGTAGGGCTTCGTTGGTCGGGCAACAAGACCTTTGAGGCTCAACACCATAAGCTATTCCCGGCCCAATTGTTCTTTGATGCCGTCAAGCGCGACGACGTGGAGTTTATCAGTCTCCAGAGGGACGCGGACCTAGAATTCAAGCCCAGTTGGGTGCAGGACGTGCCTCTCCAGACGTGGCACGATACGCATAAGGCAGTCAGTTCTTGCGACCTAGTAATTAGCTCCTGCACGTCCGTAAGCCATCTTTCTGCGGCTATGGGTACCCCCACTTGGGTTGTCATTCCAATTATGGGGTATTATCTGTATGCCGAACCCGGCAATAAGACGCCCTATTACAACTCTATGCGGTTGTTTCGCCAACAGAAGTATGGCGACTGGACCCACCCTTTTGAAGAAATTAAGAGCTTAGACTATTCCCATGAACTACTGCCTCGTTGAGAACAACGTCATTGCCGATGGCCCCCGCGCACTACCTAAGTCGTGGCGGAACATCTCTGGCCTCGATATGCTGGACAATGATAGCCTGCGCGAACTTGGCTGGCTTCCGGTTCGCCTTGAGGAGGGCGATGTTCAAGAGAAGTTTGTTGGCTCAGTTTTTGCCATCCTTCCTAGCGAAGTAGTAGAGACCAAGATTTGGCGGGCGTACACGGCTGAAGAGCAGGCTGAGATTGACACCCAAAAAGCGGCTCAGGTGCGCCGCGAGCGCAACACCAAGCTGACTGAGTGCGATTGGACCCAGCTTAACGACACGCCGTTGGACAACGCCGCCAAGATTCAATGGACGGCTTACCGTCAGGCTCTGCGCGATGTTCCCTCTCAGGCAGGATTCCCGCATAATGTAGTTTGGCCCACAAAGCCTTGATATACTAAGTCATGGCTCAAATTCAAAAAGGCACCACCTACGGGACGACCTCGCCGTCGAACCTAGTTACTTCGACCAATCTCAACAACCACGTTGATGATGCGGTGCTTTTGCCGGGAGCCATTACGGACCAAACGGCCAAGACCGTCCTCGCTTCTGCCGACACCATCCTAGTCCATAGCTCAGCCGATACGGCCCTGCGGAAGACTACGGCGGCTCAAGTGTTTGCCAGCCCCCTGCCTATTGGCTCTTCTACGGCCAATTCCGGCAAGTTTACGAGTCTTGAGACTACTGGGCAGTACAAGGGGTCGGTTACGGCGGTATCCCTGCTAGATATTGATTGTTCGCAGGGCAACTACTTCACGAAGACGATTAGTGGCAACTCTACCTTTACGTTCAGCAACGTACCCAGCGGTGCTTACGGCGTGATGATAGAGGTTGAGAATACGTCTGGAACGATCACTTGGCCTGCTGAGGTTAAGTTTCCCAATGACACCGCGCCCACTTTGCTTACTGGGAAAACGCACCTGTTTATCTTTGTTACGGATGACAGCGGAACGCGGTGGCGCGGAGTGGCAGCGGTTAATTACACCACCTAACCATGAGCGTAATCACCGAACTCCTCTTCAACGCCGGAACGGGAGGTCTGTTTGGTCTCTTTGGCTCGTTGGCAACGAGCGTTATTCGCATCTGGGAAAAGCGGCAGGATAACAAGTTCGCCCTAGATATGCTTAATAAGCAAGCTGCTAGTGCTGAAGCACTTGCCGCTTGGAACGCATTTGCGGCATCACAGTCCGCATCTGCTGCCGACATGACCGAGAAGGTGTCTCCGTGGGCAGCTAACGTCCGCGCCGTTACCCGGCCATTCCTGACCATTGGATTGGTACTTGGCTCATTCACCAGCTTCTTCCTAATCGAAGACCAATACCTGAAAGTCGAAGCTATCCAGAGCTTTATGATGTTGGCTGGAACCTCCGTCGCTTGGTGGTTTGGTAGCCGGATGACCAGCCTGATCCGCAAATGATTGCCGATAACGACATCGTTAAAGTGGTAGCTGTAACCGTAGGAGGCTCCTTGGGAACGATTACACTTACTCAAGTGAATGAAATCGCCGCCTTTATTCTGGTCCTAGTTTCTATTGCATACACAGTTACAAAGTTGATTAAGCTTTTAAAAGGCGATGAATAAGAAGGCCATGAAGTGCAACGTCCCGCGCCGTGATGTGCAGGGCGGGAAGAAGTTTGTGGTAAAAGCCTGCCAGAATGGGCAGGAGCGCATTGTCCGCTTTGGCGATGCCAACATGACCATCAAGAAAAACCAGCCTGCCCGTAAGAAGAGCTACTGTGCTCGGTCTGGAGGCATTAAGGGAAAGACCAATAAACTGTCTGCCAACTATTGGTCCCGCCGAGCTTGGGACTGCTAACCATGAAAGACCGCAACGAACGTCGTTATAAGAACCAAGAGCGTATGCTTTACCGCCGCATGAAGGAGGCCGACGAGGCCATCGAAGCTGCGGAGGACATGATGGAATACAAGGAGGACAATAAAATGAAATGTGGAAAACGTAAGTGTGAAATGGGCAAGCGTAAGCCCTGCAAGTGAAACGCCGCTCAACAGTTAACTCAGCCGGGGTTTACACAAAGCCCGGCATGAGGAAGCGTCTCTTTGAGTCTATTAAGTCTGGCGGCAAGGGCGGCAAGCCGGGCCAATGGTCCGCGAGAAAGGCACAGCTTTTAGCCCTCAAGTACAAGAAAAAGGGCGGCGGGTACAAGACGGCCAAATGAAGCCACAACAGCGCAGCTTAGCCAATTGGACCCGTCAGGAATGGCGCACCCTATCCGGCAAGCCTAGCCTCAAGACTGGCGAACGCTATCTACCCAAGGCTGCTTGGGAGGCTCTTAGCCCTGCTGAACGTGCCGCCACCAATAGGGCCAAGCGTAAGGGCATGAAGGCCGGAAAGCAGTTTGTTAAGCAGCCCAAGAAGATTGCTAAGAAAACCTCTAACTACCGATAACCATGCCACTCACCAAGAAGGGTAAGAATATTAAAGCCGCCATGACCGAGGAATATGGCCCGAAGCGAGGCGAACAAGTGTTCTATGCTTCCCGAAACAAAGGTACAATTAAGGGCGTAGATTTCAAGCGGCGTAAGGTATCATAGTTGAACCTTAACCGCTGGTTAGGGATTCATCTATGGCACGTTACAGCAGCTTTAGTGGCCGGGATACGCCTATTGCCGAGACGGCAGATATTGGCTTTTCCCGATTTAACAACCGCCTCCGTCCTGACCAGTTAAAGGCCGGGGAGCTTGCTATGTCCGTCAATGGACGGATGAACGTGGATGGGACGTGGCAGGTGCGTCCCGGCGTAGATACGTTTGGCCCTGTTATTGGAACGAAGGACGAGACGCTTGCCCTGCCGTTTTATTTGTGGCCGCAAGTGGTTATTAGCTCGGCCACCCGCAGCGGCACGACGGTAACCATTACTACGTCAACCAATCACGGTTTCTCGTCGTCCTACGCTGTTGCTATTGTAGCTGTTAGCACCGGCACGGTGGATCCCAACGGCAACAAGACCATCACCGTTACTGGCCTTAATACGTTTACCTACACGATTGCTGGTGCCACCGGAAGCGAGACCTACTCAGTTACTGCTAGCTCTAAGGCTGGTGGAGCTATCCTCGGAACCAGCAGCATCAACGGAGCTTTCGGCTCATGCCTGTTCTCAAATCCCGCATCGAACAACGACGAGTACATCATCCTCGCTCTGTTCTCGAACGCCATCGCTATCAACATGGCGACCAAGGCAACGACGACGATTGCCTACCCTTCTGGCATCTCCATTTCACAACCCGTGAATATGCTGCAAGCCTTCAACAAGGTTTTCATATTCCGCGACGGGGCTACGGCTCTGGAATGGAATGGCAGCTTTAGTGGCACGCCAGCCTTTACGAAGGTGGCTAATGGAGATTACGCCGCAACCACCTATTTGGATTCAAACAACAACACCGTAATTGCAAACGGTATTGTAACGGTTGACGAAACGGCTCACGGTCTTTTGGTTGGGGACAGGATTCATGTTGTTGATAAAGGAAGTTCTACTCTTGTTGAGCAAGAGCAGGGGTATGTTATTGCTACGGTAGCAGACGCCGATACCTTTACTTTCTACGCTGAAGTTCCCGATCTAACTTCGCATAAGGTGGTGTACGCTAAGAAGCAACCGTCCCAGCTTGGCTTCACGCATATGCCAGCCCCGGCGTGGGGCGTCTACCACCAGCGGCGTTTGATTGTCCCCTATTACTACAACACCACGGGCAGCAGCGGCAGCGAAACAATTACCGACCGGAACGTCAGGGATGAAATCCTCCTATCGGACGTATTCGACTCTGACACTTATGACCGCATCCAGAACCAGCTAAAGGTTACGGCTGGCATTGCGGACTATCTCCAGTATGTTCACCCATTTACTGAGGATAACGCTGTTATCTTCAACCGCAATTCGATCCATCTAATGCTCGGGCTGAGCGGATCTATTGCGGATATTTCTTTGAAGGAAATCACCCGCGAGGCTGGGTTGGTGGCGCAGAAGAGCGTAGTGACTATTGGCGACCGCATTTTTTTCCTGTCCGACAACGGCGTCTATTCCACGTCCTTCCAAGACTTGTACAACCTTCGTGGCGCGGGGCTACCCCTGTCTGACCCGATTAACCCGCTCATCAAGCGGATCAATCCAGACTACGCCCACAACGCTGTAGCAATCTACCACGACAATCGCTATTGGATTGCAGTACCACTAGATAACAGTCCGCGCAACAATGCCATCCTTGTCTACAACCTGTTGAATCAGGGCTGGGAGAGTTTGGACATCATCGACCAAGAGGGCTGGGACATCAGCAACCTCATCGTGTCTGGGGCTGGCGGCATCAACAAGTTGTATGCCGTCAACCGCTTTGGTGGTGTGCATACCATCGATGAGCGCGTGGATGGGTTCGACTACATTTATACGGTTCCCGGCGGCGACTCTATCCCGTACCCGATTGAGTCAGAGGTAGTTACCCGCCAGTATGTCTTTGACGACGTTGGCCGTAAGAGCTTCAATGCCTACGAGATCCACGTTGAAAGCTCTGAGTATGAGCCTAGCGATGCGGACATCACCATGATTTCCGAAAACATCGATAAGGAAGCCCCGATGTACTCATTGGCTGAAAGCCTTGAGGAAGACCTACCTATTGGCGAAGATAGCTCTGTCCGTGGCCGTATTGGCAACATCCGCGCCTACGGGATGCAGCTAAAGTTTGTCCCCACCAAGGGCCGTCCCAAGCTCCGTATGGTGAAGCTAGAAGCCTATCAAGCATTCCGCTCTGTTACCGAGGCAAGCTGAGATAGGATGCTATAATCAAACTACGCTAACTACTTTTAACAATGGCCGAACTCTTTGATATTCCGATTGAAAACATCAACAGGGGTGCTCCAGCTACCTCGGCCAATCCGTTTCAAGTAGATCCGGCACAGGCGTCTATGGCCTACATCACGGCCATGTCTGATCCTGCTTTCATGAGCAAGTTGCTCGGTGCGGAGCAGCAGTATCGTCCCCAGTTTACTGGTCTAACGCTTCAAGAGATTGAACAGACGCTGCGTGGAACCCCCGGTCAGGCTGGAATGGTTGACATCATCAACCAAATTACTCCCCAGCTTAGTGCTACGCAGGAAACGGCTGATCGACTTAAGCGTGATGCAGACATCCGCGCCCTCCAGAGCCAGAGTGGCGGTTATCTGTCTGCGCTCATGCAGGCTAATCCCCAAATGTTTGCTCAGCTTGAGGCTGCACGGGCGATGGGTGGAGAGAGAGATTCCTTTAAAGACCTTGAGACGGCTCTTAGCAATACACGCATTTTTGGTGATGTAAACATCACGCCAGCGCAAGCTGCTCTTATTGGTGCTGCCCCCACCATGCAGGCTCAGGGTTATACGGCTGCTCAAGGTCAGGCCAATCTTCTTGGTGGTGCCCCAACGGTTGCAGCTCAAGGATATGACGCCGCCACCATGCAGGCTGCTATGCTTGGTGCTGCTCCGACCATTCAAGCCCAAGGCTATAACGCTCAGGGCTATGATGCTGCCCGTGCCCAGCGCGTTGCTGATGTTGCTGCCCAGACGATTGGGCAGGGTGCCCTTGGACAGCAACTTTACGGACAGGCTATGGAAGCTGCTCCTACGGCTGCTTCTGATACGTTCCGTCGCCGTGCTGCGGAGATGGCTGTTTCTACAGGCCAGCTTTCGCCGGAAGAGCTTCGCAACGCACAGCAGGCCACCCGTGAAGCCTTTGCGGCGCGTGGGCTGGAAATGAGCAATCAGGCCATTGCTGCTGAAGCTATGTCCCGTTCCGAAGCTGTTCGTCAACGTCAGGCTCAGGACATCCAGCAGGCTGCTGCCCTCAATCAGGCTTATCTGGCCGACCTCAACGCCAGCCGTGGATTTGCTACGGGTGTGTACGGTCAGGATCTTGGCCGATCCCAAATGAATCAGGACGCTCAGTTGCGCTCTGCTCTAGCTAATCAAGCGGCGGGTGTTCAACTTTCCTTGGCTGACCAACAGGCTCTGAATCAAGCTGCTCAGTTTGGTGCTTCCGCGCAGAACCAAGCAAATCAGTTTGCTGCTGCTGCACAGAACGCTGCTTCTCAGGGCAACGCTCAGTTGGCTTCCCAGTTCCAAATGGCTAACCAGCAGGCTCAGATGCAGGCTAACGCCGCTAACCAAGCAGCCATGAATCAGGCGGGTCAGTTTGGGGCATCTGCTCAGAACGCTGCTGCTATGGCTAACGCTGAACAGCAGGCTCGTTTTGCTATGGCTAACCAAGCTGCTCAGAATCAGTTTGGCATGGCAAACCTAGATGCCCTTAACCAAGCCTCACAGTTTGGTGCTCAGGCTACTAACGTCGCTGGACAAGCTAACTTGGATGCTGCGATGCGTACTGCCCTAGCCAATCAGGCTACGCAGACTCAGGTTGGCCTTACCAATCAGGAGATGATGGCGAACCTCGGCCTTCAAAACCGTGGCTTCCAAGCCGATCAACAGCAACGGGGCGTTTCTAATCTTGCCCTTCTTGGTCAGGCTCGTCAGGGCGAGTTGGCGGCGAATCGCGGCTACCAGCAAAACCTTGTTGGTATGTACGGTGCGGCGTTTGATCCGATGTCTGTTGTCTTGGGTCGCCCGTCTAACGCTGTAGCTATGGGCCAGAATCTGACTGGTATGGCTCAGCAGGGTCTTGGCGGTAATGTCTTTAATCCTGACGCTGGCATTAATCTGGCCCTTGCCAATGCTACGAATCTGGCCAACTACCAAGCAGGCATCCAAGGGGCAAACATTAGTGCCGCCGCTCAGAGGTCGGCTGGCAACAAGTCTCTTGCTGGTGCTGGTATTACCGCTGCTGCAACTGTAGCGGCTGCCCTTTTCTAATTGACCAAGCACTCGCGCATCACTAGCAGATAGTGATGCCTGATATTCCCGCTTTGGTTAAGGATAGTGTTTCTCTAATTAGCAAGGTTTTAGCTAATTACAAGAATCCGGCCATGATGTGTTCCTTTGGCAAGGACAGCATGGTATTGCTGCACATTCTTGTTTCGCACGGATTTAAGCCCAAGATCGTTTTCTATCGAGATCCTTGGTGGCCCCAAAAGTATCAGTTTGCCGACTCGGTAATCAACGCTTGGGGTCTTGAGGTATATGACTACCCACCCTCGGAAATCACGATGTGGGAGGGCAAGGAAATTATGGCGTTTACCAACCACTATCAGGTTGGCTATTCAAGTAATGCCATTCTCAAGCTACCAAAGAATATTCTGGAACCCGAAGCTGGAAGGAAGTGGGTTTGCGGTCTAGACCTCCTTAATAGGCCAAAGGGTTCTTTTGCCTTCCCTTGGGATGTAATGTTTGTTGGTCACAAGTCTAGCGATGTAGACCAGATTGCTGGCAGCGTTAAGTTGCACGTTGACATTAAGAAGAACGCTCCCGGCATTCCAGATTTCGCTTTTCCGCTTCGCCATTGGACGGATGATGATATTTGGGAGTACACAGAGGCCAACTCCGTTCCTCAGCAATGGAACAGGTATAACCCTTCCACAAAGAAAGAGTGGGATGACAAGTGGGCTAATAGCGACTATGCCAATGTTTGCATTAGGTGCATTGATCGCCGCAGTAAGGAAAAGTCGGTCTACTGCCCCAAGCTGCAATGCCAAGTGAGCAACATCTCAGATCAAATCCCGTATCAGGATGTAGCTATGGACTACTTTGGCGATGATAACAGTAAGGGTTGAGGCCAAGAAAAGCCCTAAGCATGGCAATGGGCTGTTTGCTTTAGATCCAATCCCAAAGAACACGATTGTCTACTACTTCAACCCAGAAGTAGATCAGTCGATTGATTTGGCTCAGGCTACCCCAGCCCAAATCCACTTTGGGTATGTTTGCCGCCTTAAGCCAAAGACGCTAACAATTTGCGGAGACCTAGCTAGGTGGTGGAACTTTTCGGATAGCGAAGCCGAAACCAATACGGCTGAATCTGAGGCCATTCTTAATGGCGAACCTGTTATTGTAGCCACTAAGGATATAGCGGTTGGAGAAGAGCTTCTTATCTGCCAAGAGAGCGATGTTCTCTGCTCCCAGAAGCTAGGCAAAGCCAAATCTTAGTGTAAGATAGGGGGAATGGCTTTAACCCGGTCTACGGCGTCCTAATGGCGTTTTAGGCCATTTTTCTATCTATGGCACGCATCGGATCAAACATTCAAGCAGGACTTGGCCGGATTGATTATTCACCGCTTTTCCAAGGCATGAGTAATGCCCAGCAGTTTGCTGCACAGGGCAATGCGGCTTTGGCTCAAAGCATTACTAATATTGGTCAAACTCTAGGAGTTGGAATCCAATCATATTTTAAAGATAAACAAGATGACAAGTTGCTTGATTCCTCTGTAAACGACATCTTTGCTTCAGCAAAGCAGAAGAAAAGCGTTAGCGACTACATCAATAGTCGAGTGCCAGAATCCGCTACTGAAGACGAGAAAAAAGCTGCTTTTAGGCAATCTTTAATCAATATTGCTGGTGGAGATAAGCGTGCTGCTGCTGCTTTTGGTTATAAGACCATTGAGCAGCTTAATGCTCAAGAGGCTGATCAAAAACGTCAGGCTAGTATTGCTAAGTCGCTTCAAGGAGCCTTTGACAGCGGAATTGATCCGTTGTCTACTGCAATTAACGCTGGGCTACCAATTGACCAAGCCCTTTCTATTTCTAATGTGTTTGCAAACCGTCAGAATATGACGGCTGCTCAGCGCAAGGCAGCAGACGACGCTGCTCGTCAAGCTGAGCGTGATCGTCGTCAGGCCGAGATTGATGCAGCTAATATAGCTAAAACTCAGGCAGAGACTGCATTGTTGAATCGAAGGCTGGGGACACAAGAGGATACCCGTCCCGCGCCACCTGCTGGATTTGAGTACGCTTCGCCCGACTTCCGCAACACAACGATGCGTCCTATTCCCGGCGGTCCAGCTGCTATTGCCGCTGAAGAGAAAATGACTGCTAAAGAGGAAAAGCAGCGTGCTTTGGATGAACGTGTTCGCGCCCAGCAAATCAAGCTTGATGCAACACTTGGTAACATTGACCAAGCTATTAGGCTTTCAAGGGGCGGAGCTGGTGGACCATTTGAAGGCATTCCGTTTGTTAATCAAGCTACTCGCGTCGCTTCAGTTGGAATGGCTGGTTCTAAAACGTCAAATTTGTCTTCGCTTATTGAGTCAATTAATGCTGGCGTTGCGATTGATGAAATTGAAGCATTAAAGGCTCAATCCCCAACTGGATCTACCGGATTTGGCAATCTCACCGAGGGAGAGCGTCAGGCATTGTCATCTGTAATTGTTCAACTTAAGCCAGACCTGCCAGAGAGGGAACTTCAG